TCACACATGGAAAGCTGACCCAGATGCTCCTGCCGTTCATGGCTTTATTGCTCAAGAGATGCAGGACGTTGTGCCGGAAGCTGTATCCGGTGAAGACGGTGGCGATGAAATGATGTCGATGGACTACGGACGCATCACCCCAGTTATCGTTGCAGCACTGCAAGATGCTGTTCGTAAGATTGAATCACTTGAAGCCGAAATTGCGGCTCTTAAAGGAGATAAGTAATGGCAGGTGTTAAATTAACTCCACTTGGTATTGACGGCGGCGATGGTCGCACTGATGTTTTAGGTGGTTTTTACAAAATCTATGAATCGTACTCTGCGACTGTCGATGGGACAGCTCGCACATTTTTTAGTGGTTCTGATTTGGGCGAACATACTTACTTAGTAAGAATATTAGTAGATAGAAATGGTACAGGGGATATTTGGGATTCTTCGTGGAGTGGGATTCTGAATTGGTTTGACTATGGTACAAACTCAGCAGACGTATCAGAGCTGTATCTACAAGGTGCAGCACACTCGTTTAACGGCAGACAAATAAAAGCCAGAGTTAAGCAAAACTACAATAACGCATCACCTGCACATGCTGAGTTTCAGCTTTGGGATTCAACCGGCGGGAGTCATACCAATAAATATGTTGCTATTTTTGCTAAGAGGTTAGGCTAATGACTGAACAATCTCCTACTTTAACGCCTGAAGAAGCTGACGCACAGTGGAAGGCTATTTGCATGAAATGGTGTAGAGCAGAACGTGACAAAGCGTTAGCCGCTACTGACTACATTCATTTACCTGATGTTACTGTTTCTGACGAGTACGCAGCTTCTATGGCGACTTACCGCCAACAACTTCGTGATTTTCCTTCAACATGGTCTGCGACTTACGATGCGATGACGGCTGAAGAAAAGAACGGCATAACAGACACATCTATTCGTATGGCGTTACCTGCCAAACCTTAACCAGTCATAAAGGAGAATAGCTAATGGCTACTTTTACATGGAGCATTGCTCAACTTGAACGTAACACCGCAGACAATGGTGTAGTCATTGCTCATTGGCGTTGTACTGGTGTTGACGGCGATAACTCAACGGGTGCTTACGGCACTACATCATTCACTCCTGACCCACAAGCAGACGATTTCATTCCATTTGATGATTTAACTGAAGCTGACGTATTGGGTTGGGTTCACGCTGAAGTATCAAAAGATGATACTGAGGCATCACTACAAGCACAGCTAGACGAGATGGCTAATCCAACCACTGATGTTGGTATGCCTTGGGCTGCTGAGGCTTAATTTTAAGGAGATAAACGATGGCGCAAGAAACAAACAGAACCATCACTATCAACGATAAAGAGTACACCGCTGACCAGTTGACGGATAAGCAAAAGGTACTCGTGAATCACGTTGCTGATTTAGACCGCAAGATTAGTTCTGCACAGTTCAATCTTGACCAGTTGCAAGTGGGTCGTGACGCATTTATGAAGATGCTGACTGATGACTTGTCGGCTGAAGAATCAGCAGAAGAGACTGAGGCTGCATAGGGTAGCTACACAACCAGGCGATAGATGGCCCGCATAAGCGGGTTTTTTATTGCCTGGTGATTATTGGATGCGCAGAAATGGATGCAAACATGCTTGAACAAGACGTTATCAATTGGAGCCTTGCGGCTATATCAGCCGGTATCGGCTTTTGGGTCAAAGTAGTTTGGGACTCATTAAAGGAACTGCGCAAAACCGACGCTGATCTTGCAGACAAAGTGGGCAAGATCGAAGTGTTAGTGGCGGGTAAGTACGTCACTCGTGAAGAATTTGATCGTGCGATTCAACGGCTATTTGCCAAGTTGGATGGCATTGAGCTTGCGGTTACGGGTAAAGACCGAATTTGACTTGGTACTGGGTGTATTGGAAGCCTGAGTGGTCTGACAAATTCATTAAGTACGCCCCGGCACCTGACTTAGAAAGAGCCAGATTTTTTGGACTTAAATTAGAGCTGTTTAGCTTTCGGTACATGATTGTTGAGGAATGAGCAGTGTTGGACCCGGTGAGCATCATTGGAGTTGCTACTACAGCATTCAACGGCTTGAAAGCCGCTGTGCAAGCGGGACGGGAACTACAAGACTGCGCGAGTCAATTGAGCCAGTGGGCGGGTGCGATAGCCGACCTGGACAAGTTAGACGAGTTAAACCGAAAGAAAAAATCGAGCCTCTTTACCTCATTAGTACCCAAGAGTGGCAAGAGCGTAGAGCAAGAGGCGGTCGAGATATTTGCAGCGCGGAAAAAAGCGCAGCAGCAAAAAAGCGAGCTATTGCAGTTTATCGGCTACAGCTACGGTGAACATGGTCTGCGTGAGTTTGTGGACATGGAGAAACAGGTTCGTGCGGAACGTCGTAAGACAGCACACGCCGAGCTTGAACGGATACAAAAGTTAAAAGATTTTGGTATGGCAGTGGCTATTACACTGCTTGCCTTGCTGACGTTAGGTTTGGGCTTACTGCTTATTATGAAAGCGAAGGGTGCAATCTGATGGCAGATAGACGTGAAGGTATAGATTTTTCAAAGTGGGTAGTCCCATTGTTGCCGGTTTTGTTTGCCTCAATAGCCTGGTTAATCACTTCTATTGGCGACCTTGAAAAACAAGTGCTTGAAGTGCGAGGCCAACTAATGATGTTGATTGATCCTAACGGTCAAATTATCCCATCACCGGATAACGCACTGGCACGTCAACAGTTAAGGGAAGACTTAATCAACCATATTCACGATTTAAAGGTTCGTGTGAAATTACTTGAGAGTGAGTCAAAGTGACTAACGAAACTGTTGGTACAGAATGTATCGATAAAGACGAGCTTGCGCAGTTGGAAGCCTGGGCTTTAAGAGAGCGTATTCGTGACAATCAACACAAACGCGACGCTCAAAGGCGTATGGCGTGGTTTAGTTTGCTTGGTATGCTTGGCTTTCCTTTTGGGGTCATTCTGTGTAGCTATCTATCACTTGATAAAGCTAGTGAGCTACTTTCCGCTATGAGCAGTATTTATTACGTCAGCATTGCAGCGATTGTTGCGGCTTATTTTGGGTTCTCAAATCTTGGGGGTAAGCAAAATGTTAGCTAGTATCATTGGCGCAGTGGGTAATATCGCCGGGTCTTGGATTCAAGGTAAAGCTGATGAAGCGAAGGCCAAGCAACAAGCCAAGTTAAAACTCATTGAGAATGAGGGTAACTGGGAAAACATCATGGCTAAGGGTGCAGCTAACTCATGGAAGGATGAGTGGTTCACCATCATTCTCAGCATCCCATTAATCGGTGCGTTTATTCCTGATTTTGTGCCATACATCATGGCAGGGTTCCAAGCACTGCAAGCTACCCCTGAGTGGTATCAGTGGTCAGTCTTAGCGGCTATCTCTGCAAGTTTTGGTCTACGTGGTATCAATAAGTTTAAGGGCCTTAGTAAGTGAACGATCATTTACTTCAACAGCTAAAGCGACACGAAGGTTCTGTTAAAAAGAATGGCCGTCACGTTGCTTATCAAGATAGCGAGGGTTATTGGACCCTGGGCTATGGTCGATTGATTGATGCGTCACTGGGCGGCGGGATTAGTGATGGTGAAGCTAACTTTTTGCTTCGTAACGATGTATCTAGCGTTTATGGTGAGTTGATTCAGGCTTACCCCTGGATAGATCAGATTAGCGCGGTACGCCGTGAGGCGTTTATTAACCAGGCGTTTAACTTAGGTTTGACTCGTTTCGGTGGTTTTAAGTTAATGCTTAAAGCGGCTGAAAACGGTTCCTGGGATGAATGTGCTGAACAGGCCTTAGATTCAAAATGGGCAAAGCAAGTTGGCCAACGGGCCGTTGAACTCAGTGAGCAATTGCGCACTGGCGAGTATCAAGACTAAGTAATTAATTAAGCCACGTATGCCTTAACCGGCAGGGTTACGTGTGCCTGACATTTGGAGTTAAAGATGACCAACGCAATGTGTAAGTGCATGGACTGTCAATCGAACAGTGAGGGTAAGTGTATCGCCCCGGAGATTGAACTGGATTACAGCGAGAACGGTGGTTGTGAGTGTTTGAGTTATTCGCCGATGGGTGACATGGGTATGCCGCAAGACGGTGGTTTATTAGAAGCTGAGGTAATGGAGTAAGGCATGGCCACAAATAACATTCAGGAAATTAAACCGGTTACGCCGGATAACCTGGCGACTCCAACAACGGCAACCGTACAACCGAATGCCACTGTGCAAGGTCAGTTGGGCAATATCCTCGATAGTAATTTGCCCTTGCTCCAACGTGCGCGTACCCGTGCAGCACAAGAGGCAAACAAACGTGGATTGTTGAACTCAGCGATGGGTGTTCAAGCGGGTGAAGAGGCGGTACTGACGGCAGCATTGCCGATTGCTCAGCAAGATGCTGAAACCTATAAGACGCAAGCTCTGACTAACCAGGATTGGCAGAACAAGTTTGGTGCTGAGAGTAATGCGTACAACTACAACAGCGCATTATCGTCACAAGACTATCAACAGAACTACGGGCTGAATCAGCAAAAGACTGAAAGTGACCTGGCGAACATTGCCGCTCAAGGTGAACAGACACGTTTAAACAAGCAGCAAGAGTATGAGCAGTCGATGGGTATTGGTGATTACTCAGGTGCAGGTACGATTGCGGCAGATATAGCCGGTCAGAAGGAGTTGATACAAACCAAGTCTGAATTTGATTTGAAAGCTCAAACGCAGTCTGAAAACTTCCAAGCCGGTCAAACAGACGTACAACTGCAAGCGGATAAAGAAAAGTACATGGCGCAGTTATCTGCGAATGAACAACAGTATTTGGCTGAAATCGCTTCAAGAGAAGGTATCTCTGAAGATGAGATGGCGAATAGGCTCCAAATTCAGGCTAACGATATCGCAGCGCGTGAAAAGGAATGGACGCAGAAGTTGGCGACAGAAGTTTCGCTATCAGAAGCTGAAATCTCAGCGCGTGTGGCATTGAAACAAGCAGAGATTGAATCGAATCAAAAAATGCAGGGCATTCAGATCGATGCGGAAATGGCTTTGCAGGAAGCTAAAGCTGAAGTACAGAAAGAGCTTCAAACCCAGTCCGAGTCATTCCAATCAGCGTTAACCGAGCAAAAAGCCGCTCTGGATTTAGAAGCACAAACCCAAGCGGAAGAAGCGCGTTACGGCTTACTTGAAGCTGAGTACGAAGCGAAGGGTACATTATCGGCTCAAGAGTCTGAGCAACGTCAGGCTGAAATGGAAGCTGAGTTACAAACACGCTTCAACAATACAAAAGCGTTGTTACCTCTGGAATCTGCCGAGAAGATTAAAGAGATTCAGGCACAAGTCAAAGGCAATCGCGCAGTGCAGATGTATGCCTCTACCAGTCAGATTCTTACGCAGTTTGAGAAAACTGTGGGTGACATTAATAACAACAAAGACCTTAACGATGAAGCACGTAAGACGCGTATTGCCGATGCGGTCAGTCAGCTAAATGCCAGTATGGATTTTTTGTCCAGTTTGGATGATATCGAGCTACCTACAATACCTGGTGGTCCTGAAGACATTGGGAATACGTATAAAAAATGATTCGTCCCGCTAAGGCTGAAGATATTCAGGCATTACTTCCAGTGCTTCGTGATCTGCATAAGAAAACACCTTATGCACATTTGGAAGAAGACGAGATTGCTGCCAAGAAAATGATGGCATTCGCTTTAGGTAGTAAGCAGATGTTCTTCTGGGTATCAGAGCGTGGTGGCAATGTAGTCGGTCTTTTATTAGGTGGTGTCGATCACATTGCGCTACCAGTTAAAGGCAAACAGGCATCGGACATTCTGTTCTATGTCCAAGAGGGTAACGAGGGCGTGTTACTCGCAAAGCAATTTATTAAATGGGGATGGGCACAACCAGGCGTGAAGATGGTTGGCTTATCCGTGTCGTCTGGTGACACCCGATCAGACGATTTTATTGACCGACTCGGATTGCAGAGAGTCGGTGGTATTTATCTGCAATTCGATCAGGAGAGTTGATTATGAGCAATCCAGTAAAAGCGGTTAAGAAGGCGTTTAAGTCTGTAACCAAAGTGATTAAGAAAGTATTACCTGTTGTCGCAGTTGCAGCGGCGGTTTATTTCGGTGGTTATGCTTTAGCCAATGGCACGTTGACCGGTTCCGGTACGCACTTAGCTTCGATGTTCTCCGGGACCGCCGGGACGGGGAGTAGCTTATTCGTTCCAGGGGCAGGTTCCCAAGCCGCCAGTATGGTTGCTCAAGGCGGCGGTGCTGTTGGCGGTGGTTGGTTAGGGGGTTCTGGTATTCCAGGCTTTGGCGACCCAACTTCAATTGCAGCGACTAACGCATCAGTAGCATCACCAACAGCTACAGCGGTTCAAGGCGCAACTACCTCAGTGACCGGTGCGACCGGTGCTAATGCTGCGGGTACTGTGAATAGTGTCGGCGGTACGCAAATGACCGCAGGGCAATACGGTACAGGAGCGGTTGAAGGTTCAAGTGCTATTAACGCATCAACTGGTGTCGCTAATACGGCAGCCCCAAGTGGATTGGGTACAGGTTCAGTTCCATACACAGGTACAGCGGCGAATACAGCAAGTACCGCAACGAGCAGTGCTGCCGGTGGTGTTGGTACATCAACCAGTGGCTTAGGTTCGGGTGCTGTTCCGTACTCTGGTGCAACGACAACAGGCACAGTTAATTCTGTCGGCTCAGTGGTAGGAAACACCGCTGCGAATACAGCCGCAACAACAGCGGCTAACACTGCGGCAAGCGATGGCTTAATCAGTGGTGCATGGAATGGTCTGGGCGACTACGGCAAAGCGGCGGTTATCACAACGGCCGGTTCTGCATTAGGTGGTTATGCCTCAGCGTCAGCAAAAGCGGATGCGGCTGAGAAAGCGGCGGCTGAGAAACGCGCAGAAGAAGAGGCGCGTGTTAGCCGTGCTAATGAGTTCCGTGCAGGTCGTTGGTCATACGTCCCAGGTCAAGGCCTGGTTTACAGAAATCCAGATGAATTGGCTGCCGAGCAAGGTACTGGCGGCACATACAGCTACGCATAAGGGGCATACCGATGAAAGAAATGGGCTTAATTGAAAACGTACAAGATCAAGATCGCGTCGGTGAATTTGCACCTGAGAATGAGCAGAAAATCTACGATTACGTGGTCAACGCGGGTATGGCCATGATGTACAACAAGAAGATGACCGACAAGATCATTGGGATGCTGCAATCGGCTCAAGATTTACCTACAACGATTGGTCGTATCGTCAACATGATTGGCGATGCAATTCAGCAAAAGGCCAAAGGTCAGCAGATTCCTGATGATGTGCTGTATCACGCAGCGGGTGAGTTGATTGATTTGATTATTGAGCTTGCAGAGAAAGCCGGTATCCAGGTCAGCGAAGACACTGCGGAAATGGCCTTCTACAAGACAATGGAAATTTGGGCTGATGCTAATCCAGACAAAGCGATGGCTGATGTGGATGGGTTAAAGCGCGATTTTGAAGAGTTACCCCCAGAAGCAATTAAAGACGTTGAAGCGCGTTTTATGCGCAAGACTCCGGTTGCAGAAGGTGTATCTCAAGCACTGGGAGCGTAAGACATGGCAAGCGCAGGATTATTGGGCGCACTGGCCGGTTTAGGTAAAGGTATTCAGACCAGTGGTGAAATGTTGTGGAAAGAGGCTATTCAGAAAGACCGTGACGAGCGGTTAGCTGAGATAGAGCGTAGCAACGCAGACTACAAAGCTAAGTTGGAACTTGAGGGTTACGAGAAGAAAAAAGCGATTGATGCTGCTAATCCTGACCCTAAAGATAACTTTGTTTCACTGGGTAAAAATGACCGTCTTTACGACATTAAAAGCGGAAAGATTGTTGAAGGTGCGGGTAAGGGTGCAAGTAGCTTGTTAGGTTATGACGATGCTGAGCAGTTAAACACCAAAGCATTCTCAATCGCTAAAAGCATGTTGGGTGGCGATAACTTAATGGCTGACTTTGACGAGAATCGCCAGGCTAAAGCCGCAGAGTTATCAAGTCTTGGTCAGCAATTGTTTTTAACTGGTAAGTACGCAAACTTATCGGACGCAATGAGTACAGCTTACGGTTATGTCTTTAAGAATGACGGCACTGAAACTTCTGATACTAAGTCTGACGCACCAACGGTTAAGTCTGGTTCATACGATCCACCAGGATTGGATTTGTGGGGTTCTCGTGATTCAGCGGATAGCGGTGAGATTGTCACTGACCTTGAGAACAAGATTACAGCCGGTAAGTTAAAGATTGATCAAGTGGCCAGTTACATTGATGGCACAGTAAGTCCTGAACTTTCAGCGCAAGTGCAGAATCATTTAATAAAAAGGGCAGAAGCACGAAAAGCCCTTATGCAACTTAAAGACCCAACTAGACGCGCCACAGTTATTGCTCGTCTAAAAGAGTCGGGTGTACCCACCGACGGCTTGTAAACAACATTTTTTCCGGCCTACGCAACGTGGGCCGAGATTAGGCGATTCCATGTAAGGAGCTTTTCATGCCTGGACTTTTTGATGATTTATTAGCAGAAGAAAACGCCACCGAACAAGGTGGCGTTTCTACTTATGATCCTTATGCTGATTTAATAGCAGAGGAAAAGGCTGATAATGAGGGTGGTGTTTCTGCTTATGGGCCATCCGATCCCCCTGATAATGATGCGTATCGTTGGATAAGTACCGACGACGCATTCTCACCTGAAGAAGACACTGAGCAATGGCGTTTGCTTAATGACCTTCCGGCTACTGACCCTACTCAAGAGCAGGGCTTTTTTGGTAATGCAGGTGATCTAGCAGCGCAAAGTGTTACCTCAGCTAAAGCGAACTATGCAGCCCTATTAGCTACTGGCAAATGGGATAGTTTGGATGAAGATTCGCGTAATAGCCTAATTGACATCATTGTTAGTGGTAACAAGGCGTATGACCGTCCAGAAGAGTTAACGCAATATTTAGATACCGTCGGTAAAGAAGCGCAAGACGTTGGTACTGCCTGGACAGAAGGCGACTACGGCAATGCGGCAATCCAGGCGTTAGATTTCTTAGGTGAAACCTTATATGAGGGTATTACTAACCCGAAAGGTTTTGCATACGCGACCACTGAGCAAGCGGCTAACTTGGCCGGTACCTGGCTTCCTGGTATTGCGATGGGTAAAGGTGGTGCTGCCATAGGCTCAGTTGCAGGACCCGGTGGTGCTGTGGTTGGTGGTGCAGCCGGATTCTTTACAGGTTCGGCTCTTGGTTCATACCTCACTGAAACTGGCGCACAGATACGTGAATTTATTACCAAGCGCGGCGGTGATCCAACAAACCCAGAGAGTATTCGCCAGGCGTTAAGCGATCCAGAAGTCCGTTCACAGATGCTTGCCGATGCGTCGAAGAAAGGTTTATCGATTGCAGCGTTTGACGCAGCGGCAAACTTACTCGGCCTCAAGTTAATGCAGGGTGTTAAAGGTCCTGGCAGTGCTGCGTTACGTGGTTCTGGTGCAATGGGCGCACAAGTCGGTGGTGCGGCCGGTGGTGAAATCGTAGGGCAAAAATGGTCTACCGGTGAAGTAAACGCTAAGGAAGTGGGTGCGGAAGTCGCACTTGAAATGGGACCGGGTGGTTTTGTTGATATTGCCCTGGCGACTAATGCGGCCCGAGTTAAGACTGACCCTGTAGCGACTGCGCCTATTCAAAGTGTTGATGCTGAGCCAGAAGGCCTTATTGAGTCTGAGCAAGCGTTAGCTGATCAGATCAATGTGTCGGAGAGCCAAGATGATTTAGCGGCTGCGTTACGTGGTGAGTCACCTACCGTTAAGGAAGAGAAGCCAACAATCACAAAAGATGATTGGTTTATGGATTTTGATCCAGAAGAGCGCATTGCGCGAATCCAGATGGAAATCATGGGCATCCGTAAAGGTGATAAAGGTAGAGAATACGAAGAACTTGGTTTTGACAAGAAAGACGTTGAGGCAAGTTTATTCCGCGCATTAGAAGATGCTCGCCAGGAAGTAGAGTTATTAAAAGCTGACCCTGTAAGAATGCAGCGTCGTGAAGATGCGACGGCGGCATTTACCCAGGAAGAGGTTGTACCTACTGACACAGGTACGTTGAGCGATGAAGTCCAGGCGCAACGCTTGGCTGAAGACTTAGCTGATGAAGTTAACGCACCTATCGTTGAGCCGGTTCAAGAGGTTGCTCGTCCTGAGATTCCGGCGGCATCCGAATTAATAAAACTTAAAGTTGCAGAGCTACGCGAATTAGCTGAGTCACTTGGGCTTAACTCTCGTGGCCTTAAACCTCAGTTAATTGACCGCATTGCAGATGCGCGTGTGGGTACTGCGGAAGCAGAGCAAATTGAATATGCGGATGAACGCTTAGGTTATGAAACGTATCGAAACGACATTAGAGGCTTTTTACAACAAAACTGGGTTGAGAACGGCGGTGTATCACTGGTTCCCGCTCCTGGCGCGAAGCGTCGTGACAATACTGGTGATGTTTATTATGACTTTGGCGGTGATGTTATCCGCACTGAGTCTGTTAACCCAGAGTGGGTACAGAGCCTTGTTCAACAGGTAGGGCGTAAAGAGCTATTTGAGATCATTGATCGTGCGGTTGATGGTGATACCACGCTCACAGATCGACATAAAAGTTTCCTGGCAACCATTCTTGATGAAATGGACGGCGGTGTATCAGGCCAGTTTATTCCACAAAATACCGCCACATTTGAGGATATTCAGGCACGTGATCAAGGTGCGCCAATGGCCCAAGAGCCTGAAATCCTGGTCCAAGAGGATTATGATAACCCCGTTGACTATGACGGTGCGCTGACTTTAGCTGAATTGGAAGCTGAGGCTTCGGCCCTGGGCTTTGGTGATGATGCGGTCACTATCATGTCGTCATCGAATGATGATGCGACTGTAGCCCGTAATCTGTTCAACATTATTAATGGTAACGACAATGACACTGCGCGAACTACTGAACCTGGAAGCGAACTTGGGCAAACTGCGGAAACGGGTATCCTCGAAGATGGCCGACGACTTGATAGCTCAGGACAAGCAAGCCTTCGACAAGGGAGTGAACTTCCTGCGCAAAGTGAAGCAACAACAGTTACAGGCCAGGGAAGCAATCAAGAAGGCTTACTCGGGTCTGACGAAGTAAAAGTTGATACAGAAGCATTTGCACCACCCGCATTACCTACATTAGTTGATCGTCGCAATAACGCTGATTTAGAGATTAGCGAAGAAAAAACTGACAACACCTACATTAGCGGTGGTGAGAAAGAAGGTGACATTGTTAACCGCGACACGGCCAAACGTAAACTGGCCAAAGTTGGGTTTGACCAAGCTAAATGGCAAGATATTCCAGAAGGCTTTGAGCAACGTGTTTTTGAGTCTTACCCACAAGACACACTCAACAAAGTTAAGTTTGTAGACGGCTCAGAAACCCGTTACAAGGGCGCACATCACAATGGCGCAATTGCCCTTGATGATAAGCTGCTACACAAATGGCATTATGAAAGCGTTGGCCATGTTTTAGCGCACGAATTAGGTCATGCCTCACATTCACTTTTAGGTGATCAGTTAAATAATAATCAACAAGTTATTTCAGAGTTAAAAGCTGTAGAGGATTTTCTATATCCTGGCTTGCGAAGTGATATTACCCGCACGATGCAAGATGCTGAGAAGGCAAAAGGCGTTGACGTTGAGTTCTTGAACTACCTTCTTTCACCAGAAGAATTGATTGCTGAATTTAACGTGTCGAGATTGATCGACCCTGAAAATGCGAATCGTGTTGCCCCCGAGTTAAGCAAGTTATTAGAGTCGGCGGCAAATAATCCTAACCTGGTTGTTGAGCGAAACGTTTTCCCTACGGGGTGGACGCTTATAGGTAAGCCGGTAGTACCTACCGTTGGTAACTTTGATCCTCAGAGCAATCCTGTTGAGTTTTATAGTGATTTACCACGTGAGAAAAAATCGTTTGCTTTGGAGCAGCCAACCGAAGAAGGGTTGAAGCAAGCGCAAGATAAGATTGATGCAGCAAAGGCCGAAGAAGATACGGCTATAGAAAAAGCCAAGATTGACCAAGACGTAGATAACTTTAATCTCACTGGTTCAAATTTAGCGGCAGATGCTAATCCCGCCCAAGCTGACTTACTCGATGAAAACAATGCGCCTGGTGTAGCTAGTTTCGATGAATACGCGAATATGTCGCGTTCAAAGCTGAATGAAACGCTTGCTAATTTTTCACTACCTGGCCGTAAAGGTGAATCTAACCAAGACTCGATTGCGCGATTAAAGTTGGCAGAAGAGGCTATTAAGACGCTGAGCAAATATAACTCTCGCCAGGAAGTTGAAGCTGCAATTAAAGCGGGTGAGATTGATAAGCAGAAAGTCTTTGAATGGGCGGGTGCGGTCACTGCTCGCAACAAAATGTCAGGCCTTAGCGACATTAACTTCAGCTTAAACGTAAGTCACTTAGTTAAGTTTGGAAACAAAAGCGGCGCATTCACACTGGTTGACGACAAGAATTTCCAACAAGCCGAAGATCGCATTGTTGAAACGGACAATGCTGATTATCAAGCGGCGGTATCGTATCTGGCTGATAAGAACGAAGCCCGTTTGCTCACCATGCAGCAGGAGCTTGGTTGGGACTTTAAGCAAGCCGGTCCAGTTTGGAAGCAGTTAAAGCAAGATGGCTTGATTGGTGAAAGTCTACCTAACGGTAACTCGGAAGTTGTTAAGACTGCCGAGGCCGATATACCGACAGAAGTCACTGGTGATTTAGTTGAACGTGCGGTTACTGACTTTGGCTTTAGCCAGGAACAAGCCGAGAAAGCCATTCGCTATATGACCAATAACGAGTTGGTTATTAATAACAATGGGCAACGCGAATTGCGTGATAACCGCGCCTGGCGCAAAGAGGCACTTCAACGTGCAATTGATGGTCAGGATCGACGCGACAATGCGGGTAATCGTTGGGAAGCTATTGACGAGGCGACTAAGACGCAATGGATTATTGCTGCGGGATGGAAGACCAAAGCTAATAAACTTAATGCGGCAGGTAAGCGTTTGCTTTCTAAAACCTGGGCTGAGGTTGATGCAACAAGCCAGGATATTTTAGTTAAAGACAATCCATTCATGGCTGAGGATATTGAAGCCACCGGCATGATGGATGCTGAAACCTTTGAGCTATTGTTAAACGACGATGGCATGGGTCAATACTTCAACAATAATGAAGGTCGCACTGTTACCGCTCAGCGTGTAGCGCAATCTGGCGGCACAATTTCAGAAGGCGAAGCTAAAAAGCGAATTGGCGAGTGGAAGAAACACGCGCTAAAGCAAGGTGAGAATAACGGCCAGAATAATGACAAAGTGATCTTGTCGTTGTTTGACCGTACAGGTGAATGGTCTAAGCCCTGGGTTGATGCCGGTTATCAGGTATATACATTTGATATACAAAATATGCCCGAGGGTGAAGTTGATGCTGAAAGCCTGGACTTCTTACAGGACATTGAAAACTGGAATTATGAAAACCTGGCTGAAATGTTCCCGCAAGATGATGTGTACGGCATTTTGGCCGCTTGCCCATGTACTGACTTTGCCTCAAGCGGTGCGCAGTATTTCAAGCTAAAAGACTTGCTTGGTAACACCAATAAATCAAAAGACCTGGTTTACCAGACAATGAATGCTGTTGAGCTATTCCGTCCTCACTTCTGGGTGATTGAAAACCCAGTGGGTCGAATTGAGTCTGCTACCGGTTTGCCAAAAGCGCGTATGACATTTGATCCCGCACACTTTGGTAATCCATATACCAAGAAGACCGTGCTATGGGGCCAGTTCAATACCGAGTTGCCATTGGCCCCAGTGGAGCCAACATTGGGTTCAATGATGCACAGCAATTTTGGTGGTAATACTGAGGCGACTAAGAATGCTCGCTCAATTACACCAGAAGGTTTTGCATACGCATTCTTCATGGCGAACAACGAAGCTGATAAGAGCCAGGTTGATCGTATTCATGGGCGTTTCCACCAGGTTAAAAAGCCATTGATCAAGAAGGCATTGGACGCGGGAATGCCTGAGCAAGATATAAAAGACTTGCTCATGGAAAACTACTTTGAGTTTGGCCCCGAAGAAACCAATGCTGAATTGCAGAAGGCCATTGACGCATTGCCGCCTGTTGAGCAATCACAGAGTAAACCTAAGTTTGATCGTGGCGAACCAACGCCTATTGAATCTACGCCTGTTGAAGAAGCATTGCCTTTTGAAGAGGTTGAGGCATTGGCCAATAGCCTTGCGGGTATTGGCATTGGTAAGCAATCAACCATTGAGGTTGTTGAGAACGAGGATGCGCTACCGCCTAACTTGATTGAGCAAGCGGAAGCTGAGGGTGCGCGTTATAGCATCCTGGGCGCAGTGGATAACGGCATTATCTATGTTGTCGCTGATCGAATGACTGACCCGGCACGAGTGGAAGAAACCGTACTCCACGAATCAGGTCACTTGGGTTTAGAAGCACTCCTGGGCGAAGGTAATAAAGCTGCATATCAAAAGCTATGGCTACGCCTCGGCGGTGACAAAGGCATTAAGGCACTGGCTGAACAAGGCGGCTTTGCTGAGCGTTTAGACCCTTACTTTGAAACCGCAGATAACCAGGTTGAAGCCGGTAACTTCACTGGTCAGGATCGAAGAGCATTCCTGGCAGATGAATTTATTGCATTGGCCCAGGGCGAAAAAGCGTATGCGACTTTGCCTGAAAAGGTTAAAGGTGCGATTAAAGAATTTATTGGTTATGTACGTGATCGTGTACGCAATCTTGGTTTGGCTAAGTTGGCTGAGTTTAATGATGCTGACCTGGCGTATTTACTCCGTTCTGTTAACAACGCATGGCGCGGTAAAGAAACAACCGGTACGCAATCAGCCAGGGCTAAGTTCATGGTGGCCTGGCACGGTACACCGCATGATGTAGACGAATTTAACACTGACTTTATTGGCACTGGTGAAGGTGCGCAATCGTTTGGTTGGGGTTTGTACTTCGCAAGCCGTAAGGCTTTGGGTGAAGAGTATCGAGATAACTTGACTGAACCTAACCTTGAAGTCTTTGGCAAAAGAGTTCAGTCGGTTTATTCAGGTCCTATACGTGACGACTTCCAGGAAGTTTACGACGAAGCACTAGATGATCAATTAGGTCAATGGCGTGAAATGTACCTGGACTCAGTGGCAGAGAATGGCGGCGACATTGATGCTGCGAGTGAGTTGATTGACTCTTATATTGAGGCTGCACGTTGGCAAGAGCATATCAATAATGACGGCTCAAAAGACCAACAAGTACAAGACGCTGCCGTAGCTCTGAATCAGTTTGAAAGTGATTATGATCTTAACGATGTGTACGACACGATTGCGGGTATTAATAACAGTTTCGATTTGATCTTTGGAACAATTGCTGACGTAAACTCAATGTCTGAGTTGTATCAGCAATTGGAATCGTACACTCTACAGGATCAAAAATACTTCCAAGCATATATTCAGCCAAATATTGAGCGAGTAAAAGTAGACGGCAATCTCTACCAGGTTGAGTTACCTGGTGAAGATAAGATGCTGCGCTACGACCTAAGTGTTGGTAGTCATCCTGAGCCTATCCGTACTACGCTAATCAATATCCTTAAAGCTATTGAATCCGGTGATATTAATAACTTTGACCCTAACGCTAATGTGAGTGGTTATGAGGGTAATGTTTCACTGAGCGGTAAAGCTCTCTATGACAGATTGGCGGGTGTTTTTGCACAATCAAGAGATGTAGAAAATAGTTGGACCCAATACGTTGCTGACACTGACGGTAAAAACTGGTCAGGTGAAAAGAAAGCGAGTTTATTCTTAAAGAAACTTGGCATTCCAGGTATTAAATATCTTGAAGGTAAAAGTCGCCACAAGGCTGTACGCAGTATCTTAGAAGAAGTCGGATACGAAGACAGTTTTGAAGATGTGATGGAATCTGTTGCTAACGGTAGCTTTAACGAATCTCAGGCTAAGGTTATCTCTGAGATTGATAGAGAAGATTGGCTTGGTTTTGATAGTCCAGAAGCGGCCATACGTTCGGCATTCGGTGTTGATCGTGGTAACTGGGACATTGGCCCTGGGTTATATAACGCAATCGACGCATTGCTAGAAGATGGCGACCATAACTATGTGATCTTTGACGGTAAGGACGTTCAAATCACTGGCCGCTTCAATCGCAGTGATTCAACCATTGGCCTTGAACCTGAAACGTTAGAGAAAATACGGTCTGAGTATTACTACGCTAACGGTACACCAAAAGCCTATGTCGCCTGGGTAAACCCAAAAGACTTCATTAATGCGACAACATACAAGCAAGATGAACGTGATCGCGTTAACTCAGAAGTCGTTGACCTTGATATGGGGCGGTTGCGTGACAATGGGAATATGCACCCATTTGTTGAGTTTGTAAAAGATAGTGATGGTCGCTTTAAGATCGTTGCGCACGAAGGTCGTCATCGCCTAGAGGCATTGGCAAGGGCCGGATATACCCAGGTTCCTATAGCACTTGTTGATAGGGAAGCATCCTGGACTAATAAAGAGCCGCGTTTACCACAGTCAGGTAGATTAGAAGGTCAAAACGCTGATGATGCGCGTGAGATTGGTAACACTGGGGCATGGTACGGTGTGAACTACGCTACGCTTCGTTACGAAGATGCCACGCCTATCATTAGTGGGCGTATGGAAGAACTAACTGAGAAGTTTGTTCAACCTAAAAGGTCCGTTGGCGATCGTTACATGCCTATTGGCGGCCGTTTCAATCGCGCACCTAAACCTAAGAAAGACCCTGGCACAGTGTCAGTGGTTATTGGTAAGGATAAAGACGGCAAAGACGTTATCGTTCAATCAGATCATCCGACATTGCGCGATTTAACTCGTTTGAGAAAAGCGCAAAACTGGATTAAGCGTTGGTTTGCTAAAGAAGGTTTGTTAGGTGACGAAGCCTTTAAGCGTCATGTCGAAACAATGGGCATGAAAAATGGCGATGAAATTGACATTCAATTCTTTGCCAATGGCTTACAGGTAGCGATTAAGAAGGCTTACGGTAAGCGATATGAACAGTTAACTCCGCAACAACAGACTGATTTGAACGACGCACTACAAGGCGAGCAGGTGAATTTGCCTGACGAAGTGCAAGAGGCTATCGATGTGATGCGTGTCACTATCGATAAAATGTCGGCCAAGATGCAGCGCGTTGTGCTTGATGAAATTGGCTATCGATTAGACCAGTTAAGTGAGAACAATCGCCTGGCAGCACTGGACGTTATTGCAAGGGCTGTTCGTGGTGAGGAAATCGCTGACGAAGAGTGGAGTGGTATTGACCCAATCGTTGCGCAAAAAGCACGTACTTACCTGACCATTGAAGCTAACAAAGGGCATTACACCAACCGCTCTTATGCGGTGTTTGATGACCCTAAGTGGGAGCAGAAGATACGCAAAGATGCTGACGTAATGCGAGCAGCACGTGTTTACCTGGCTAATGCTCTGGACCCTAATGCTGAAATGCCTAGTAACGAGCGTCGGGACATGATCGAAGGATTGATTAACAAGATTCTTCGCGCAGGTTCCGACTCAAGCAGCATTTTGGACTTCATGGGTTCATCGCAGTTAGGTCAAAAAGACTTGAGCATTATCAAGAAGCGTAAAGAAATCGCTCCTGAGATTCGTGAGTTATTGGGTGAGTATAAAGACCCTCGCGTTAACTTCATTCGCACGGTATCGAAAATGAGTTATGTGGTGGCCAATCACCATTTCCTCAAAACCGTTCGTGAAGATGCTTTGGGTGTTTACCTATCGACTGAGCCAAGTGGTCGCATGAGTACGGAAATCACTTCGTTTGATAATAACGAAATGCTCCCGCTCACTGGTTTGTACGCAACACCTGAGTTTGCACAAGCGTTAAGAGATGCCGTTGATAAAACGCGGCCGGAAGGGTTGTTAAAGTGGTGGTTACGCGGTAACTCTTCTGTGAAGGTGGGTAAGACCATTCTTTCACCAACAACCTCAGCGCGTAACTTCTACTCAGCCATGATGTTTTCGGTGGCCAATGGTCACTTCAACCCATTACACGCATTCCGAGCAGCTTCACATACCTGGGCAGACTTGGGTTTAACGGGTAATCGTAACCAGGCTAAACGCGCTTACCTTACTGAGTTAGCTAAGTTGGGCGTTTTGCATGACAACCCATACGCGGGTGAGTTAAGCGACTTGCTTAACGATATTGCTGAAATGGATACGCTCAAGGGCAGTAAGCCAGTGCGTATGACAAAAGCCACAATGAACTTCCTTACTCGCGTGTACCGTGCGGGTGACGATTTCTGGAAGATCATTGGCTTTGAGAACGAGAAAAATTCGTTGATGCGCGGTGGTATGACTGAGGCCGAGGCTAAGGTCAAAGCGGCTGAGCGTATTCGCAATGGCTATCCAACCTACTCGATGGTTCCGAAGGGTATTCGCTCGATACGCAGATTCCCAATTGTCGGTACGTTCGTATCGTTCCCCTGGGAAATGATACGAACCTCATACCAGATGACTAGAATCTTGGCCGAAGATGCCAAGATGGGCCGTGCTGCTGCGGTTGCGCGTCGCGCTGTCGGTATGAGCATTGCCGCTTCGCTCGCTCAAACCTTGTCGTTGATCACAATGGAAATGATGGGTCTAACTGACGATGACGACGAAGCAATCCGTAAGGTGGCCCCTGAGTGGCAGCGTAACTCGCAGTTGTTGTACTTGGGTTATGACGAGAAAGGGCAGCCAAGATATTTGGATATGTCACACCTTGATCCATACACCTATCTCAAAGCACCTGTAACTGCTTTCTTAAACAGCAATAACAAAACCTTTGGCGATAAGGCGACTGATGCCGCCTGGTCAATGCTTGAGCCGTTCTTTGGCGAAGAGATTACGTTTAAGTCTATGCGCCAGGCATTGAGTAACACCAATGACTTTGGCAATCCGATTTACAACGAATACGACAAGCCAGAAGTGAAGGGTGCAAAATTCCTGGGGTATCTATTCGGTGTATATCCTGTGACGGATAAGACCGGTAAGTTAATGCCTGGTGTGATGACTAACTTAGAGCGCACCATGAAAGCTGCGTTACAGAAGAAGTCGGCTGCAGGACGGGTGTTTGACCTTAACGATGAACTTCTTTCCTGGATCGGTTTCCGCTTCACCACATTGGATATGAAAACCAGTTTGAAGTTTGCGGCTTCTGAGTACCGCGAGTTTAAATCGCAGTCGGGCCGCCCCCTTCGTGCGGTGATGACCAACCCTAACCTGGATAGTGCGGATCGTGTGGCCGATGCCTATGCGGAAAGTGCGCTGTTGTTCAAAGGTAACTGGGAAGAAATGCGAGCGGTGGTTGTAGCTGCTCAAGCATTGGGTGTGAGTCGTAAGGATACGGTAGACGCGCTGTTATCTGCCGGTATGTCGAAAAACGATGTGCGCTACTTACTGGCCGGGAAAATGCCGAAGTTCATGCCGAGTGAGAAATCACTAAAAGGTATGCGTAAGCAATTAATCCAGGGTTCAGAAGATCGTGGTGCGATGTTCAAGGAATGGACCGCCAGGATGCGAGCGTTACGTGGAGCTATGGCAGAATGATTTATGTCTGTACGTATTGCTGTAAGCCGGTTGAGCCAATGGACGTGGCTTTTTTCGGCAGCGGCATGGAAGAAAGTCAGCCGATTGATGTGATATGTAATCATTGCTACGCACTCAAAGAGTCATTTGAGCAAGAGTGCGAGTAAGATGCAGTTAAGTGAATATGAGTGCAATGAAAAGCAGACGTATCAGGGACAGAAATGCAGGGACAGGTAGCTTAAGTTATTGAATTATATATTGTTCAGAAAACCCTACGGGACGCCATACAGGAAAAGGCAAGGTTCACTACCTTGCCTTTTTTTTCACTTAATTTCACACAATCCCTTATAAATAAAGGCTTTCAAGGCGATTGCGACTTCCCGACCTTCTTTCCTCTTCACTTCCTTTCATCCTATTTCACAACGCAAAACAGGGACAGAAACAGGGACAGACGCAAAAAGGGGAGTCTGATATAATTTTTTCATTGGTTAAAAATTAGACAATATGGGGAGTCTAAATCAATGTCAAAATCAGTTTCGCACGGTAAAACACTGGATAAAAAGGGCGTAGAAAAGCTCGCCAAGAGTTTGTCGCCAGGTAAGAAAATCACCTGTGGACCAGGCCTTATCCTGCGTAAAACGCCTGAAAGTCGTCTGGTTTGGATTGTGCGGGTGCAAATCAACGGAAAAGAAAAGATTAAAACCCTGGGTAACTACGAAGTTGAAGGACGTGGCGGGGCTATGACATTTCGCCAGGCTCTTGCGACTTCGGGTGTGATTCGTGATGCGCTGAAAGAATCCTTTGATGAAGCGAGCAAAGACCAAGTGATTCCAGAAAAGCCGAGCGAAGACTATACCGTTGAAAAAGCCATTAATGCCGCGATGGAATTTCGCCGTCCAACCTGGAAGCCCAGGCTTGATGGCAAGAAAAATGCTCAGTTGGCCGCCTGGGAAAGAGCGCGAGATAATACTTTCGCCCCCATCCTCAAAGTACCGATGGACTTGTTGACCGTCGAGCAAGTGGCCGAATGCCTCAAAACCCGTTGGTTCAAGCAACAGGCTACGGCCAAGAAAGAGCGAGAGATTATCGCCGCGAGCTACGATTACTGGCTTGAAAAAACGGAGTCATCTAAGCGCAACCCATTGACCAAACGCGCTATTGAGATCAAGTTGGATAAGCCGCTGATCGTGAAGACTAAACCAAAGGTTATCCCCACACCGGCAGATTTACGCAAACTGTTTAAAAGCCACAACAACGATAGCCCTGAGTATTGGAGTGCAGTGCTAATGGTATCGACGGTGGCCAGGGTGGGTGAGGTGACATACGCCCAAGAACCGATGTTCAATCTTCAACGTAAAGTTTGGAAGCGTCCCGAGTGGCTTATGAAGATGGGTGTACCTGCGCCGCAACCGTTGACTGATACGGCTGTTATGGCTGTAACCAAGTTACTTGCTATGGACGATAGGCCAAAGGGCTTTAACCCCGATACGAATCGTCAAGATGGAATGCGTCGTTTGAACCATTTAAACCGCGACACAATCACCCATTGGATGAAAACGAAAGGTTTACCAGGTGCGCATAAAACCCGGGATGCGTTTAAAACGTGGGCAGAAGACCGAGGGTTTAATGATAAGCACGTAGATATTTGCATGGCTCACATTGGTGCTGATACCTACAATCATGCGGAGTACCAAGACATTCTGCGAGAGATTCTAACGGCATGGGAAGCAGAGGTTTTTGGCCCATAAAAAGCCTTATTGATTCTGCCACCAATCTCTAACTTCTTTTGCTTCCCATCGTGTTTGCCTACCAATCTTCCTGGCCCGAGGAAACTCAGGGTTAGAGTCCCACCAGTTGCGCACGGTTCGAGTGCTGACTTTTAAGTAGGCGGCAACGTCTTTAATCGTGACCGCACCATCATTAGGAAAAGTATTTACTTCTTCCATCACATTTCTCCATACCCGCAAGAAGCAAGCCAGGCGTTATCGGCCTCAGCGTTACGCTCCTGGCGTTTTATCGCTTCCATCTTCTGCGGGTCGTTACGGCATTCATCGCAAATGAGGCGAGTGCCATGCACTGAGGTATCACCACATTGCATAATCACCTCATTGGCGACAAAGCCACGATCAACCCACTGTGAAATCTTGTTTTTGCAAGCCATTAGAAGCCCTGGAAACCAATCCAAGCGACAAAGGCAACGGCGATAACTGCGCCTAATGCAAAGCTACTGGCCGAAAGTAGATAAGGGTCAACGCTTGTTGTGCTCTTATCGCTTAAATGCACATAGTCATTTTTAACGCTCGGCTTGATGTCTTTAACCGGCTTGATGTTTTCAGCTTTTGGCACATAGCTTTTCATGTGTCGGTAAGCTGTGGTCTTTGTGATACCCAAATGCTTTGCGATTGCTGCGGCATTTGCCTTTGGGTTTTTGTCCATGTAGTTATGAACGTTCTTCTTAAAAGATTTTTTCATTAGTCCTCTTCCTTTACAAATACGCCATCGACCATGCGGCCTTTGCGATCTTTAATGTCATTCCAAGCCTGATCTAAACAAGACTTGATCGATAAAGCATTGCGTTCAGCAATGTTGATTAACACCACCATCATGTCGCCAATGTCATCAGCGATACGGGCAGGTCGCCCCCTGGCAATGTTTCCGGCTAACTCACCGGCTTCTTCTATTAGCTTCACAAATTGAGCCTGGTCAGTTGATCCATCGATTAAGTTTCTGTCGTAATGCCACTTAGCAATCTTCTCAAGCAATAGATCAATGTTCTTATTGTGATAACACTTGTTAAGCACGTTTCCCCCTTTAGTGCGTACAGCTAGTACGTTTGTTGTTTACTTCCAAAACGACCTCTATCATTAGTTCGTTTCCCTGAAAGACGGTGTGTTTCATATCGAATTGGCCAAGATCAATAATCTTGGCAATGTTGTCTGGTGATACCAGGAAGTGATCGGTTGCCTTATCTGCCGCATCCTCTGGTGAGTCGGCTTTATAGGTGTGGCAAACCTCTATCCAGGTTTTAACCTTGTATTCGTCATCAAACATTGGCGTAAATAATCCCTTGAGAAATACCGAGTACGGTGGTGTGTGACACACCATGTCGTTGAGCGATATTCTTTCGCTTATAAAGGTCAAGCATCCCCTTGTAGTGATAGCGCAACTTCTCTTCACCTAAGACCTTTCTGACAGTTTCATCAGTACACTTTTTACAAGTGCCGCCATTGGCAATGTGACTGACCATCGTGTAAGTGAGGTTATGTCGTTTAGCAATGTTCGCTCGCTTATAGTGTTGGTAGAGTTTGTAATACTCTTCGCGCTTGGCATCCTCTTCGCGGATTTGCCTAACCATCTCGGCGGTACATTTTTTAGCCGTCATGGTTTAACTCTTTTTGCTTTAGCCAAAACGCTCGGATGTCGTTTGCATCCCAACGTAAGCGGTTGCCGATTTTTACCGACTTAGGAAAGCCGTCTAGCTTCTCTTGCCATATATATAAAGTCTTCTTAGAGATACCGAAAAAATTACATACCTGCGTCATGCTACAAGGCCCATCTGCCGGCAATGCAGAATTAGCTCGGCTTAAATCAGCCAGGGACTTAGCAATCATTTTAGTCGTCAAATCATTCATTACTTTTTTCTCTTCATAGCTTCTAGCAAAAGGTCTTGGACCTCACGCTTACTGTTACGTCGCTCCATCACAAGATCGTCAACGGTGTCACGCGCAAGAATGTGATAGATAAATACTGGGCGGTCATAACCGGCTTGCTTCTGACGAGTGGGACCGATTCGTTCAATGATTTGTTGGTACTCTTCCAGGTTCCACCAGTGACCAAAGAACACCAGGATATTGCCGCCGTCTTGTAAGTTAAGGCCGTGTCCGGCACTGGCAGGGTGCGCGAATAGCAACGGGATTTTGCCGGCATTCCAATCGCGCAATGTCTGAGGGTCTTGATCCAGAACGCGACCTTGCTTAAAGGCCTTTTGCATACGCACCAAGTCAGTCTTGAAGTGATAAGCCACAAGCACTGGCATACCACCAGACTCTTCAATGATTTCTTCTAGGGCTTGTAGCTTCTGATCGTGAACGTCTTTCCAGGCCCCTTCATCGTCGGTGTAAATAGCACCATTGGCCAACTGCAAACACTTAACGGTTTTTGCCGCAGCGTTAACAGCCTCAACTTCATCTGCACCTAGCGTTAGGTACATTTCCTTTTCCATGTCGTCGTATAAATCACGCGCTTTCATGGGAAGGTCAACGTAGATATTGCGAACAATCGGATCATCAAGATCAAACCAATCTTTCGCATCTAGCGTTAGGCATAAGTCACGTAGCCGTTGCTCGATTTCAACACGAGCATTGGCACGTGGGCGGTAGCGCAGCGCATGAGCGTCTGCAGCCACCTGTTCACCGATAAACCACCGATCAGTAAAGCCTTTAAACGAGCGACCTAAGCGTGAGCCTTGATCCAAAAACCAAGCCTGGCCCCAAAGGTCAATTAAGCCATTGGGCGAGGGTGTACCGGTTAACTGGATAAAGCGGTCAATGTGCTTATGGGCAACCTTACCTAATGCCCCGGCGCGTTTGCTTCCCTGGCGTGTGCGGAATCCTTTTAGCTTGGTGGATTCATCGGCAATGACAATGTTGAATGGCCATTTAACGCCGAGCGTTTCAACAAGCCAGGGTAGGTTTTCATAATTGATGGTGTAAATATCAGCGTCTTTGTTTAACGCCGCTTTACGCTGCTTTGGATTGCCGACAATAGGCGAGATAGTAATGCTGTTGAAGTCGTCCCATTTCTTCACTTCATCTGGCCAGGTAGATTGCGCCACACGAAGCGGGGCGACGACTAAGACTTTACCTTGCTCAATCAGTGATAACGCTTTCATGGCATAGAGCGTTGAGCTAGTTTTACCCATGCCCATACCGGCCCAAGCCGCAGCACGTGGGTTCTCCAAGATATGCTCAATGATCTGCTGCTGATAAGCGTAGGGCGTGAACAGCATTAGATTAAGTCCCAGGCGGTTGCACGTAACACCGTCTGCATGCGGCCTGAGTAACCTTTGCGGCGTTGTCCGGTATCACGGATAAGGTTTTTCTTTTTTAACGCACTGAATCGTGCGGTTACTGAGCTATAGGCTAAGTCGGGAAGGCGGTCACGTACCTGGTCTGAGATACAACCCCCAGGGCCGAAGTGAAAGATAGTGTCGAGTACAAGGTTCTCTAGTGCTGAGGTATCGATACTCTCTTTAGCCGCCTGGCTTGGTGTTTTTTCATCAAGCATTTTTGCCAATGCCCACAACTTTAATTTGTCCATCGTTTTACGTTTTTCCGCACTCGGCAAATAACTGATCAATGCCGTCTGTCGAATCAATTACTTCAACTCTCTGACCCATTGCTCGTAGTCGTTTGTGTTCACGCTCTTGGTGAGGCTGTGCCTTTTTGCCTGGGGCTTTAAGCTCAACCCAAACAGTGTGGCCAGGTAACATCACTAAGCGGTCTGGTGCGCCGCGTCTACCGACCCATTGCACCTTGCGGATTTCTCCCCCATGTTCTTTTGTTTTCTTAACAAGATATTTTTCAACCTGACTCTCCCTAACCTTCGATACCAATTTCGTGCAGCACCTTTCTTCCCTCGTTCATGTACCAGGTGTAATCAACATCGCTTGGAAACTCACCATCAAGATTCATCAAGGCCCTTGCACCTTCTGATCTTGGGACTTTGTTGCCGTTCTTCTCATAACGAATAGGCTCGGTGACGCTGTTGCTGTAGTACCAACGAATCGCTTTGCCGAGGCGTTGACCCTCTTGATCAACGGCACCACCTTTAACCGTGCGAATTGAAAGGAACTCCCGTATGTCCTTACACTCGCTTATCGTTTTGCTGATTGGTGTTTCGTCGCTGAGGTATTTAATAACCGCCTTAGCGACGACTGGGGTCGCAGGGTTTTTCATCAGATTGGGCGGTGAGTAGATACCTTTAACCTTAAAACCCTTGTCTTTCAGTGCGATGTAATTATTTACATCACGTGAGAATAGGGCGCGGTAATTGGTTTCTTCGGTGACAAAGTTTGTCCTGGCTTCCCATTCCCAAATGATCGTGTCCATAATCGCAATCTGTTTGCGTGGGCATTTGATCACTACGCCATCCGTATTTGCGCTAACAACGCTTATGCCTTTGTCCTCAAGCATTTCAATCAAGAGCAACAGGCTTAACTGGCCGGTGATGGTTGTCTGGATCAATAGCTCAGGTGAATAAAGGATCGAATACTTACTGCCAAACTTCCCGAAGCTACCGTTAATGGTGATTTTCAAACTGTTGGCCGTAACGCTATCGCCAGTGCGCTTAGCCTCTAGGCGACGTTCAACTAAGGTTCGATATACCTTTGTGAATGCCTTACCTAAGTGCGTCGGCGCATAACCACCATTTAAAATAATGCTCGGGTAGTAACTGGCCACGTCACGGTCAACCAGAACGTAATCGTCATCGGTGTAATGGGCTGTTTGCTTCTCCGTACTATGCAAGCCGCCGATACCCATGCGGTAATTTGATTGTCCTATGCTGATTTTTAAATCAGCGATTGGGTTAGGTAGTGTGACACTGCCGGATTCACTGACTACGAATAAGGCAGAGGTAACGACCTGCAATGCCTTCTGCAATTGCTCAGAGTTATATTTAATAAAGTCGGGGGCTGTGTATTGGAAGCTGTGGCCTGGGCATTCACCTGGCTTTTTAACTTTCTCTTTAGTGATTGCTTCCACTTCACTGCGGATGATGGCCTCAGCGATTTGCGCATCAGACTTGGATCGCAACTCAAGGCCGTATTGTGCGCCGAGCGATTCACGCAATTTAATCTGCGGCTCAAGCGTTTTATAAAGTAGGGCGGTGGTATGCAGATCGTTTTCACAATACTTACGCATCAGTACCACATCGGATTCATCAATGATGCTATCGGGGGCCAGGGGTAAGTCTTGCATCTTCTCTGCATTCATACGGCCGCCGTAGATTTTTAAACTGGCTTGCCCTGGGGCCACTTCGATTAGATCAATGTGGTTAGGGGCATTAAGCATTTTGTGTTGGTGTTCCCAGTGCTTAACGCCATTAACAATAATGTCGTCACTTAGCTTTTTAAGCTGCTTGGTACTCGCACCTTTAACTGCCAGGCTTAGCATGGGAAGGTCATAAGACGTGCTGTTGAAGCCTACGACCTGGGTGTTAGCCATAATCATTTTGATAATTTTGATTTGATCAGGTCCGAATTTCTGATCATTCATTATTTCAAAATGCTGTACCCGACCACTCTCAACGGTGAGAAACGCCGCTGAGAAATAATTTTGGTAACACTCTAGGTCATAGACCACAACAGGTAACATTAGATAAACGCTGCTACATCATTGTTCGATTCAAAGGTATCGAACTCGTCGGTTTGCATACCGCCACCTGCGCCAAACGAGTCACCATCCTTATAGAATTGAACGCCGCGCACTTTGCAGTTAATACGCTTACCGTAGTTATTGTCTTGCGCCCAAAACTCTAGGGCCGCATTCACATAACAACCGGCATACGGCTTACCATCAGCCTCAGTGAGCGGTGTACGGTCCTGGTCAACGACGACCGGGCGGTTGTAGTTACGTGCGCTGATAAACAAGTTACCGGCATAACCGTCATAGTCTTTGGTATCACCGTCTTTAAGCGGAATCTTGTCAGTGCCTAATGACTTTTTGATGGTTTCCCATTTGTCATTCCACTTCTCTTTGCCTGTAGCCTCGATAGCCTCTTTTATTTCTTTCACGCCAGGGTGGTCTTTCGGAAAAATAAACGACGCTGAGAAGCTAGGTTTATCGCTTGAATTAAACGCCGACGCTTCAAATAAGCTAGGGAAGCTAAGGCGTACATCGTTCAACATTACTTTCATACTCTTAATACCTATGTCCCGCTATTTAAAATTGACTAAGCGCAAAAGCGGGGTGATTGCGCTCGTTACTGTGTTCAACTGACGTTTTGAAATTCCAGGCCGTATTGCTTGGCCGGACGTGCATCAGAACTTTTAGCCACTGAGGGTTTGCCTTCGGCCTGGACCATTTGCGGGATCAACTTGTCCCACTGTCGCTTACCAATCACACCGGACTTCATTAGCTTTTCAGCTTTGGTTGGTGTGATGAGTTTTTGCTCGTACATATCTGAGGCTTTCAGGCGCATGGCTTTTAGTGCGTTTTCAACCCGTGTGGCATCTGTCCACTTACGCGCACCGCGTCGGCCTTCCACTAACTTAAAGCCAGGTATCTCATGGCCGGTGAGTAAGCGGCGTTCAGTTTCAGCGCGAACGGCTTTGCACCAGGATTCGATCATGTCCACGTGACTCATGGCACGGCCCAAGACTTCGTTTTCAACGTTGCTATCTTCTGGCTTGGTGAGTTTGTCGAACTCGTCCATCACTTGCTTTTGCAGCGCGGGGCAGGTTGCTTTCGCTTTACACCATCGACATTGCTTTTCACCTGGATTCATTTCATCCGGTGAGCTAAAGACACGTGCGGCTCGCACTTTCATGTCTTGACCAAAGGCCAGTAAATCCTCAACGCTTAATAACCATTCGGATAAATGATTTAAGCGGGGTTGATGGATGAATAGTCGAATGGATTTAAAGTCACCGGCAATGCCGTATAGCTCGTATGCGCCCAGGGCATATAACATTAGCTGCCAGTTTTCTTTCGCATCGACCTGTACGCCTTTGCCGTATTTCAGATCGTGTACCTGGATTTCATCACCACTGATAACGATAACGTCAGCGGTTCCGAATGCGTCGGTCTGTGCGATAGGGTGTGAGTAATCGACCCGTTCCTCAATCAAGCGAATGGCATTTACTGGGGTGGCATCGATAACGTCATTAACGTAGGTGGTAATGGCGGCAACCATTTCATCATCGACGGTTATGGCCTGGCCCTCGACGGTGATGGTTTTACCCAGTGCTTTTTCAGGCTTAGCGATTTTGTCGGTTAAGACTAATTCGGCTAGGGTATGGGCGGCGGTTCCTTCGCGAGCAAAGCTACTGGATTGATCTGGAATGTCTTTGCTGAGGGCGACGCTGCCAGGGCAATTGCCCCATTCATACGCTTTAGAGGCTCCAAAGATTTTTGCGTGTGCCATCAGTTAGCACCAAGTAACGCTTCAATCTCCGCACCGAACGCATTGAGCTGATCGGTTTTTAATTCTGTGACACGTGCGGCCTTGAACTTCTCCAACACGTTTACCAGTGCGTCGGGTGTGTTCTTGGCCAGTTTGATTGCCAGGGTTTTGCACGTTTCAAGATCGTAGCTTTGCTCGTTTTTTTGTACGTCATCCTGGGTGGCTGCCTGTTCAGGCAATTCATTCAATGGCTCGTCAGAAATCGCCTTTACCTGGCGGTACTTGTCCGATTGGTTGTTAATGGCCAAACGCTCATTAACTTGGTCAAGTGTTTGAATTAAAACGTCAATCTTAGACTCTAACGACTGAATGGTACTCTCAAGCATACTCTCTTCCCCTGTGTTCGTTGCTTGTAACTTGTGCCGTACATCGACACGGTATGAAGCTACTATACAAGTAAAAATATGCAATACAAGTAAAATTTTACAAGTTTTTAACCTTAATTGGCCTTGTTGACGATAACCGATTGAATATCTTGAAAAAGTTTTTTGTCGGTATGTTGGATATGACGCAAAAGGGTAGGGTCAATTTCGTATTTGGTGCGGAAACAGGTGTTGAGAAGTGCATTACCGCCGGGAATATCGGCATAGATCGCGTGTAAGGTATCCAGGGCTTGCTTATCAATTACTTGTGGGGTGAGGGTGTCAGCGACCTCAGTACAATGGCAAAAGGCCTGGCAGTTCTTACAATCTTCGGTGTTTAAACAGGCAATGATTTCGTTTTCTAAGAGTCTTATTTCGTTGATTATCTTATCGAGATTGGTTTGTTGCTGATGCAATTGTTCAACGATTTGCTTGATGTTTTTCTTTTTCATTTTCGATACCTCTTAGAAAACACGAGGTAATGTAACAAAGCAAAAAATCCGAATTGATGGAAATTTGATGGAAAGTTACAGCCATTTTCTATACGTAAATACCCGTATAGTTTAAAAGAACTTGTATGTTACCCTACAACTAATTACTTGTATGAGGTTGTATATGAGTTTGGTTGAAACTCCGAATGTTGATATGTCATTTGTCAGTGCGGATTGGCTTTTCACTCGTAAATTAATTGATCCTAAGAGGGTTTATAGAATGAGTAAAAAGGTCATAGGAACCGAAGAGCAAGAAGTTTTAGATACATTAATGTCACTGGCGAAACGCTTTGAACAAGCCACCGAATCCATCGTTGATGAAGTCATTGACCATTACGGTAAGTCACGCGGTTTTGGTGAACGCTTTAATAAGAACCGTACTGCCGGTGATTACTATCGCAAGCACGGCTTTCCCATTTGGGTCATTCAACAAATACTGGATGATGAATTGTGTAAGCCTGAATGGACCTTTGACCGATTGAATATTAAGCCATCAAAAAGGTAGGTCGTATAAACCCGGGTCAAACTCTTTACCGGTCACACGCTCAACAATCTGCGCAAATATATCTCTCGGCTCACCAATAACCGGTACAAATCCAACGCCTAACATTTCGGCATCTTTCACCAGGAAGTCAACGCGATCCAATAACTCAGGATTGCTTTCAATCTCACTCTCAAACACTGGCATAAAGACAAAGGCGCGATCCACGCTGCGATTGCGTAGCAATATGGCGCATTCAAATACGCGGTTCATTACTGGCCGCCAATCAATTGTGTTGCGGCCTATTTGCGCGTAGGCAATCTCAATCGCTGCCCCGTTCATAATGGCATCGACCTGGCGATCACGGCCATTAACGTGTTCTGTCACCTCTTGCTCGCCTGGCAGATAGCGCAATAACTGGACTAGCTCTTGCTTTAAGCGGCGGTTATCCAACCGTTGCCCGGCCTCATGGATAGCCAGGTCACGCGACCGTCGCGCAACCGGTTCCTGTAAAAAATTCGCTGCCCCTTTATAACTGTCCTCAAACTGCCTGAGTGTTTCCTGGGCTTCCTTATGTTGGGCCATCACTTTGCGCACAGGCTCGCTTGCCTGGTCGAGTTTGCGCATTACCTCATTAATCGGGGCGGTCTGCGCGTCAATACGGGCTTTGATCACTTCGGCCTGGGCCTTCATGTCGGTGATCGCTTTTATACTGGCAATGCCTTCCTTCAATCGACCGGCGAGTTTAATACCCATTTCTTCAAGCACTTCATCAAGCTCAGCAACCAGGGCGGCGCGAGCGGCTTTCTGTTCTTTGGTGGGCATGGCCTCAACTAGACCGTCGGCGTGTTCTTCTTTGGCCAGGTGTTCTTTTAACACCAGGCGCAACGGCTCAATGCGTTTACGAGGGATATAACCTTGCTTTTTCCACAGACTCACGGCTTGCTGCGTCACGCCTAGCTCTCTCGCCAGGTCGTCTTGATACAAGTTTAAAGCGGCGCACGTGCGATCAAGCAAGTCCCCAAAGAAGGGCATCGCGCTACTGTCTGCGATCATTTTGTTTTCCTAGTAATACCCGTATTTTCGGGTTTAATTGGGCATAAGCCCTTATTTTTAAGGGAAAGGTTCAATCCCTTCTGGTAAATAACTTGTAAGGTTATCTACGGATATTCTACCTAAAAGTTCAAACAATGCGGCAGTATCTTGTGCCGCAATATCCTTTTCAATCTGGCTAATTACCCGGTCAATTAACAATTCTTTGTCCATTTTTATAGTCCGATTATATAAATTAGTCTAGTCAACGTAAGCGATCACGGCCGAGGTATCAGCGTCGTCGAGGTTTTGCGCGGCCCAGGCTTTTAACTGGTGATAAAAGTCGCAGTATTGCCTAGCCGCTTGTTGGTCCTTTTCAAACAGGCCCCAACATAAACGGTTGACCATGATGATATTAATGCCCAGGGACGCGGCCACAGGTGACATAGTTCCCTGGTAATAATTGTCTGCATTGCTCACGTGTAACTGGTCTTTGTCGCTGCGTATTAAAAAGACGGGTAGGCCGGTATCCGTTTCAGCAAAGTCAAAAAAGTCACCAATAGACCCTTCAATATCGCTGTCTACTAAGTCATCACATAGGCCCAGGGCGGCGTTGAAATACTTGCCAAAATATTTAGCGGTCCAGTTAACGGCTTGGTCTTCGGGAATGATGTGTAAATTTTCCATTGTTGTTCCTTTAATGTTCAAACCATTGGGCAATGCGGCTGCCAATAAACCAGGATAGGGTGATTAGGATCGTGAACGGCCCTAAGACCAGGGCCAGGGTTGTGAGTAAATCGACCATCACTTAGTCCCTCATGGCATTGAGTTCATCGGCGTGATTTTTCGCTGCCCCTTTATTTTTGTAGCCAAATAAATAGGTACAACTGGCCGCACAAAAAACAGCCCATTCTGCCCGGGGGTCATCTTCGCGGGGGTATCTGCAAACGCTGTAGTTCATGGCTCTAGCTCCAGTAAGTAATTTTCACGCCTTCGGGGTGCGTGTGGTCGGGGTCAATAACTGCGTATATTTCTGCGTCTTTAATCTGTTTACAGTTTTCCCATTGGCTAACCTGGGCATGGCCGTTCACGGTAAACACGCAGAAAGATCGGTCTAACTCTTTTACCTGGCTAATCGCGTTGCTAATGCAGTTGAGTTTGACTAAAGCGGTTTCAATGCTCATTGGTCTGAGTCCTCTAAAAATTTCATTTCTACCCGGACAACGTCGTTAAAAATCATCAGTTCCTTCCAATAATCTGCTGCCTGGTCATAGGTGCTAAAAGTGCTATCCACCGTTTTTGACACATGGCGCAGGGTCTTGTAGGTGGTACCAATCACTTGAAACTTCATCGCTCTGGCTCCTCGTCTGCAAAAAAGAAATAGTCGGCGGCGTAGTCGTAATAAATGCCGATACCCTGGGCTGAGTCGATATAGCGGGAGTGGGTAGGGCGGTGGGCCTCGCGGGTGGGTATCTCTGACCAGTCAAGGGCGTTAATACAGTCGCGCGCGTTGCTTTCGGTGGCCTGGTGGCCTTGCAAAATAAAATCGAACGTGATCATGGTTAAACCTCTCAATAATTCACAAAATAATGGCCGTCAGATTCCGTCCATCCCATAGCCGCATCCCGGCCATACGCATCAAAATTAAAATAGTGCTCAACAAAGTCTGGTAAGCCATCAAAGAGGCATTCGTTCTCAGCCAGGTGTATTCCGATTTCTTCGTTGTTAGAAAACTCACCAACATAGCGTTCTTCAACTTCATCGAAGGGCAGTCCGGCATTAACTCCGGCATCAAACGCTTCTTCGGATAAGTGGGTGTTTTGCTTAGCGCGTAAGTAATCCCAAAAAACCGGGCGCAAGCTGCTCTCGCTGATAAATTGATCCGGTATGTTTTCCCAGTCTTGAAACATCAGTTCCGGGTCGTCTTCGTCACGGTGTAACTCTACGGCGGCCTCAAAAAATGCGTCTTCGTCGGCGCAGTCGTCAAGATCAATCCAGGCCCCTTTTAAGCTGCCTCGGTTGTAAGCGTTATAGGTTCCGACATAGATTCGGGGGGTGTCTTTTAAAATCTGTGGCATGGTTAAAAGTCCTCAGTCAGTCCGGCCAGGTTGCCGTTTACGTGGTCTAGTGCGTTGTCGATGATGGAGAGCCATTTGCCTTGCGGCGGCTTTGCAAACATGGTGCGCAAGCTGTTTAGCTCATGGCGCATGGCCTCAAGTTCTGCAACGTCTAATACGTCGGGGTTGCGGTATTGCCAGGTCAACGCTTCGCCTGGCTCGGTAGCGGGTACAAATTCACAATATTTCATGGTCTTAGCTCCTAATTAGAAAAGATCGTGCTCAACGCAATAGGCCATATACTTTTTAAAGCCCTCGGCGATTTGCTCGTCGCTAAAGCCATAGGCGTGAAGGTCATACAGCGCGTCGTTTGGGTTGCCGTCTATTTGGCACTCATAAATCGCGAATACCCGGCGCATGATGGTCTGCGCGTCTTGGGTCTTTAGCTCATAGGTGCGCAGTGCGTCGGCGGCCTCGCTGATTAGGCGCATGACCTTTGCGCTTTCGCCTTTGGGGGCAATCATTCCGCTTGAAGTGCGTTCGTAGATCACGCCAGGCTTAGCGTTCTGGTTGTATTGCGCTTTTGAGAAGGCAAAAAAAGCCCCGTGTTTTTTCAGAATTGCGCTGATTGCCTGGCGCAATTGGTCTTGGTTGGTAATGCTCATTACTTCACCTTCTTCTGTTGCTTGTCTTTGGAGTGCTTGAGGCCCTCGCGCATGGCTTGGGCGAATTTCTCTGCAATCTCGCGGCGGTTGCCGAAGGTTGCGCGGGTTATGTGGTGATCAATAGCCATTGGCGTTACATCTCCGTTTTCGGTGTAAATCGGTGTAAATCGGTGTAAATCGGTTTACTTGTACATCGAAATATATACAAGTTTTTAGAGATTACAAGTTTTATTTACAAGTTTTTATTGTAAGAAAAACTTGTGCGGCTTATATTTGCCCGATAGCAATCAATTAATAAGGTGTAAACATGAGCGGAATTGAACAGGCGGCGGCCTTGTGTGGCAGTCAATCAGGGTTGGCCAGGGCGTTAGGGGTCACGCCCCAATATATTTCTCTATCCATTAAGAAAGGCTTTATCTCGCCCAAATACGCGGCCGAGATTGAGCATTTAACCGGGGTGGATCGTCGCTCTCTGGTTGATCCGAAGCTATTGCGCATGATCGCGGCTTAATCGTTCTGAGTTGTAGGGGGGAGCGGTGAGCATTACCGAATTAAAAGCGCACGTAAAAAACATTGATGCACCAGAAAAGTTAAAAAGCCTCAACGCCTGGCTTGTGTGGCGTTATGAGGATCACGGCGAGCAAAAGCCCAGGAAAATTCCGTATTACATAGACGGCACCAAACGACGCGGTGAACAGGGGGCCGAGTCTGATCGTAATCGCTTGGCCACGTTTGAAGCGGCAAAGGCCTTTGCCGCGCGAAAGGGTTATGACGGTATTGGCTTTGCGCTGATGCCCGATTTCAACATCACGGCGTTGGATTTCGACAACTGCATCACGGCCCAGGGCATTGATCCTCAGGTGCAAGCCCTCATCGCTAATACCTATGCGGAATATTCACCCAGTGGGAAGGGCATCCGCGCCTTTGTCACAGGCTCATTGCCTGATCGTAAAGACACGGCATCCGCGTCATTCGGTTTTGAAACGTTTAATAAAAAGGGCTACGTCACGGTTACAGGCCAGGCGACCGAGTTAACCAGTATCTTAGGCCTAGAAAACACGTTGTCCGAGGCTTCTGATGATATTTACAGTTTTTACGAGTCGCGCTTTTCGCGCGCGATGCAAGACGATTGGGCGCAACAACCCAAAGCCCCGTTAGGTATTACGCTTGATCAATTCAAGCAGGGTTTATCGCTCATTGATCCTGATATATCTTATGACCATTGGCTCAAGCTCGGCATGGCCATTCATTTTGAAACGCAAGGCAGTCCGGACGGTTTTAAACTGTTCGATCAATGGTCGGCCAAAGGCACCAAGTACCCAGGGCATAATGCGCTGCGCTCTAAATGGCTCAGTTTCAACGCCGAACCTGGCTCACAGGTCATTTCCGGTGCGTACTTTCTACGCATGGCCAATGATCACGGCGCGAAGCTGATCGTGCGCGATAACTTAGAAGCGTTTGATCAACTGGCCGAGGGTTCATCCGACGACGATCAACCCTCGGCCAGTGACACAAAGCCGATGCGCTTTGCCCCGGTTCCTGCAGCCACCTTCAGCCAGGGCAAGCCGCCTACCTGGTTAATTAAGCACGTGCTACCGGAAGCGGCCCTCGCGCTACTGATCGGCCCACCGGGTTCAGGTAAATCGTTTATCGCCTTAGATATGGCCTTTGCCATTGCCCAGGGGATCGCCTGGCGCGATCACAAAACGCAACAGGGGCGGGTGGTCATTATCGCGGCTGAGGGTGTCGGCGGTATGCGCAAACGGGTGCAAGCCTATGGTCAGCATCACGGCCTGGACCTGTCCGGCGTACCTGTAGACATAATCCCGGCGGCCCCGGATTTCTTAAATAAAGACGACGCGCTTGATCTGGCCAAAGCCATTCACGCCACCGGCGGGGCGCGTTTGGTCATTGTCGATACCTTCGCCCAGGTGACACCAGGCTCAAATGAGAACAGCGGTGAGGACATGGGCAAGGCCTTAAAGCATTGTGAAGGTATCCATAGGGCCACCGGCGCACTCGTCATGCTCGTGCATCACGTGGGCAAAGATTCAAGCAAGGGCGCACGGGGTTGGTCTGGCCTGAAAGGGGCGGCCGATTGTGAAATCGAAGTCGGCCGTGTGAATGGCTCACGGTTTGCCAAAGTATCGAAACAAAAGGACGGTGACGATCAAGGGGCTTGGGGCTTCGACCTGGAAGTGGTGCCGCTCGGCATGGATGAAGACGGCGATACGATAGATTCGTGCGTGGTGGTTGAGGCTGAGCTTACCCGTGCCGGCGGTGAGAAGAGCAAATACCGGGGGGCGGTACTTCAGGCCTTTGAGCTATTGAGCAATGAAGTGCCGGCTGATGGGTCCGGCGTGGCCTTAGATTACTTGGTGGCTGAATTGGCCTCGCAGATGAAAAAGCCAGAGAGCGGGCGCGACCGTCGAAAGGAAAGAGCGCGTCGCGCAGTGGTCACTTTATTAGAGGGAGAGGGCGATATTTTCTTTTTAGATGGTGACGACATGGTGGCCAGGGTCGTCTGATGAACGTGCAAAATTTTACAAGTTTGATGCCCCAAATGCCCCACAAATGCCCCAGGGGGCATTGGGGCAAACGCGCAATACTTTACGGATTCATGCCCCAAATGCCCCACCACCCTATAGGGGTGGGGCATTGGGGCATCGTAATTGAGGCGGCTTTTGGGGCTTTAACTGGTTTACTACTGATTTGGGGTGATTTATGACTCAAGGCATTAAAGATAAGAAAACGGGCCTTACGCCAAAAATGGAAAAATTCTGCCAGGAGTATATTCGCTGCGACAATATGAGTGAGGCGTATCGTCTGGCCTATAACGCAGACAATATGAAATATTCGACCATTCACCGGAATGCGCTAGAGCTAAGTCGTCACAGCAAGGTTGCAGCACGTATAGCCTCATTGCAAAAGGCCATAGCTCAAAAGTATGAGGTGTCCGCAGAGTCATTAGCCAAAGAATTAGACGAAGCTAGAGATTTGGCAATGGAGCATAAGCAATCATCAAGTGCGGTTGCTGCGACGATGGGAAAAGCTCGATTGTATGGATTAGATAAACAAGTGCTATCGAACGATCCTGAAAATCCATTGCCCTCGGCAATATCCATAGAAATAGTTAGGTCAAATGAAAAGATCATTTCCGAAGGGTAAGTTATGCCTGGCGAATTGAAATTACAGATCACAGAGCACTTTGAACCTTTTTTAGAGCCGCACCGGATTAAATGTGCCTACGGTGGGCGTGGGTCGTCTAAGTCCTGGAGTATAGCGCAATTGCTTGTAGTCCTCGCGTTTAATAAGCCGATGCGCATTCTATGTGCGCGGGAGATTCAGCGCAGTATTGAGGATTCGGTCCTGCAATTGCTCGCCGATACCATTGAACGGATGGGACTAGAATCGTTCTATGAGATTCAGAAAACGCAGATACTTGGGAAAAATGGCTCGCGTTTCTTTTTCTCTGGCCTGAAGTCTAACGTCACAAAAATTAAATCGATTGAAGGTATTGATGTTGTCTGGTGTGAAGAGGCTGAGAGTATTACAAACTCATCCTGGGATACGCTGATCCCGACGATCCGTAAACCGGGTTCTGAGATATGGATCAGTTTCAACCCGCTCAGCGAGTTTGATGCGACGTATCAGCGTTACGTGGTTAATCCCCCGGCCGACAGCTACATTGTCAAAGTCAACTGGTCGGATAATCCCTGGTTCCCGGACGTGCTTGAGAAAGAGCGGCGACACATGGAAGCGACTAATCCCGATTTATATCAGCACGTCTGGGAAGGCAATCCATTTGCGGATAAGTCCGGGAGCTATTACGCCAAATATATCAATCTAAAACAGATTGTGAAGGTGCCTATCGAGAAAGGTTTGCTTGTTCATACGGCCTGGGACCTGGGCGTGAGTGACTCAACGGCCATCTGGCTGTTTCAGATCGTCGGGCGTGAACTGCGGTTTGTGCAGTATTACGAGAATAGCGGCGAAGGGTTACAGCATTATGTTCAATGGCTGCATGAGTGGCGCGTCGAGCATGGTGCCGTCTTTGGCCATCATATTGCGCCACATGATATTCGGGTGCGTGAGTTAGGTTCGGGTCAATCACGTTTAGAAACGGCCAGGGGATTAGGCATTGAGTTTCAGATAGCTCCCTCGTTGCCCCTGGTGGATGGTATCGAAGCGACTCGGAACTTATTACCTAATGCCTGGTTTGATGAGGATCGTTGTGCTCAGGGCCTTAGATTGCTGAGGCATTATCGAAAGGAATGGGATGATACGCGCCAGGCGTACAAGGCTAAACCGGTCCATGATGCAAGCTCTCACGCGGCCGATGCCATGCGCTACTGCGCGATCAGTTCTCATATTGTCGGGACCGTCGGCGGCTTGGCCGGGGGCAATGGTTCACCGGGAGCCAGGCGCATTAATGCGGTCATGGCTTCGGGTGATTCACTTATCGGTTATTAAGGGGGAGATATGGCCAGGCGCAAAGAATTAGAGTTTGTTGTGATGGAATGGGCCGAGTGGCATTGCCGGGTAATTGATAGCAGCATTATTGGGTATCCACATCAAACGGCTGAAGCGCGTATACGTGGCGGGGGCCTGGGTGGGTCCGGGCATAAAGGCTCAAAGGTGCCTAACGTGATGATGCACGGGGCAGTGAAAGTAGTGGATCGCGCGGTTCGGGCCATGCCGTCTGCAGCGGCCGACGCAATTAAAAAGAAATATTGCTATTCAGAAAGTGAACCAATCAAAGCTAGTGGCGCGTTTAATCGGCGCATTGCTGAAGCGTTTGCCTGGATTGAAGCCGCATTTGTTTTCGTGCCATTTGAATAGACTCGCGCACTTTTCTTTTGTTCAGCAAAAAATATCCTTCTGTAATTCTGAAACAAGGGCCGGGCTTCATTTGACCCCTATGCACACCCAAACTGTCGCAGCCGCATTTAGAGATAGGGGGATTTATAGCCCGAGGCAAAAATGGACAATTACAAGTAATCGGTTGAAAGGTTTAGCGACCTTTGGCCTACGGCCGCCGGTCAATAATCCTTCGGATTGGGTTTGGCAAAAAAGATCAGGTTCATTTCGGGGAGAAAGAAACCAAATGCGCCCGAATTACCCCAATTTACACTAACCAATTGATTTATTTATATTTTTTGTTGCATTCGCGCCCTTTTTGGTCTACCTTTTCTGCTAACGTGGGATTGTTAACTTTTCATCCCAAGTTGTTTTCATTTTGAAATCCTAGTTGGTTGATTTGACCTATTGCCCAACACCTTATTGAACTTATTTCCTCATCGTAGACCGCTCATCGTTTTCCTAAGCCGATGCTTGGTTTGACACGTATCTAGCGCAATAAGTGAGGGCAGCTTTTTTTACCTATGCACAGCACTGATTTTTCAGCAGATCAAGTGATTGACCTGGAAGCCAAACGCCTTGAAGAAGAGCGTAAGGCGGCAGAACGGATGGCTGACTTAGGTATTTCGCTTCAAGCCAAAGCCGAAAAGTTAACCAAATGGCGCGATGGCGTTGAGAACCGTTGGCTTGCCGATTTACGTCAATTCAACGGCCAATACGACGCAGCGACCGAAACCAGTTTGAAAAAGGCAGGTAAGTCATCTGTCTTTGTGAATATCACCCGTCCGATGGTGAATAGCTCAGAAGCGCGATTATCTGACATTCTCTTCCCTACAGATGATCGTAACTGGGACATTCAACCAACCCCCGTACCGGACATCCCAGGATGGGAAGAAAGCCAAGAGCCGATTGGCCAAACCGCTGAGGGTGCAACCGTTGAGAAACGGGACCTGGCGAAAGGGATCAAGGACGAGTTAGTTGCTGAGGCGAAGAAACGCGCTGAGGCTATGAAACTGGAAATGGACGATCAATTGTCCGAGGCCCGTTGGCCTTCGACCTGTCGTGATGCGATCCATGATGCGTGTCTGTATGGCACCGCGATTTTAAAAGGTCCAGTGATCCGAGGCCGGGTGCGTCACCGTTGGGGTAAAGAGCAAGACCCGGTAAGTGGTAAGACCGTGCGAGTGCTTGAGGTGATGCGTGATATGCGCCCCTGGGCTGAGCGTGTTGATCCCTGGGACTTTTTCCCGGATATGTCAGCGCGACGTATGAGTGAAGCGGAATATGCGTTTCAGCGTCATATCATGTCGCGTAAAGAGCTACGGGACTTGGCGCAACAACCGGGCTTCTTAGGCTCTCAGATCAATGATGTCTTACGCTCTGAGATTGACCGTGAACAAACGGCAACACACTTGGCAGAAATGCGCCGAATCAGTGGCGTGGAAGAAGTCGGTCGTTATCGCTATGAGGTCTGGGAATATCACGGTCCTATCGATAAAAACGATTTAGAAGCGTGTGGTTGCCAGGTTGACCATGACGATCATTTGAATGAACTCAATGGCGTGGTGTGGTTCTGCGATGGCCGTGTGATCTACGCTGAAATCAACCCAATGGATACCGGCGATTTGCCGTATAGCGTATTCAACTGGGAACAAGACGATGCAAGCATATTTGGTTATGGCTTGCCGTATCTGTTGCGCAATAGTCAAAGCGTGGTTAACGGCGCATGGCGTATGGCAATGGATAACGCAGGACGTACCGCGATTCCTGAAACCGTTGTTAATGACGCGGTGATCGAGCCGGTTGACGGCGAGTGGGTATCGAAGCCAGGGAAATACTGGCGCGTGAAAACCCCTGGGGTGAATGTTGCCCAAGCGTTTGCCAAGTTTGAAACCAATAGCCATTTGAATGAACTGTTAAGCATCTTCAATCAAGCCTGGCAGTTGGCGCGTGAAGAGTCCGGTATCCCGGCCGTCGCACAAGGCGAAGTCGGACCCACACCGATTCAGACAGCAACCGGTATGAGCATGGTGATGAACCAGGCCAATACACTGTTGCGTCGTGCGGTTAAGAACTGGGACGACGATATCACTAAACCGTTTATCCGTCGCTTGTACGATTGGAATATGCAGTTTAATGAGAATGAAGATATTAAAGGCGACTTTAATATCATTGCGCGGGGTAGCTCAGCGTTACTGGTGAAAGAAGCGCAACAACAAAACATGATGAACCTGGTGAACTTGTCACTGAGTCCGGCCTTTCAACCAATGGTGGATTTGCAAAAGCTACTCAAGAAAGTGGCCTCAGCGATGCAGATCGATAGCACCGAGTTTATGTACAGCGATGAAGAGATTGCGAAGAACCTGGAGAACATGGCGGCCAATAGCGCACCGCCCGTTGATCCAATCGCAGAAGCCCGTCTACAGATGGAGTCGCAAAATCTGCAAGCGCAACAGGCACTACGCGCACGAGATATTGAGCTGAAAGGCCAATTACGTGCCGCAGAACTTACCCAAGAGCGTGAGTTGGAAATGGCCAAACTGACCACCCAACAAAACACCAATGCAGCGGCAATCCAACAACGGTTAGCCGGTGATAAATCGCGTCAAGGCGTTGCCATGATGCGCGAGAACAACAAGCGATTGGAAATGCAGCTTAAACGCAAAATGGGCGAGGGCATTTGAAGATCGATAAAAACAGTGCGGATTGGCGCACGGTTGATGCCTGGCTGAAAGACCAGATCAATAAACAACGTGACCTGTTAGAAGACAGCACGTTAACCATTGAGTACACCCAATTTCATCGCGGCTTCATTGCCGCACTACGCGCACTTGAGAATTTGCCGGAGTCCGAAGGCTCCCGCGTCTTGAGTGAATAACCTTTGCGCCTCTGATCAGAGGACCATCAAGGAGAACTGCCATGAGTGACGCAGCGCAAGTTGAGAGCCAAGACTTGTCCGAAGAAGAACTAGACCGTTTGTATGCGGAGCTAGAGCAAGCGGAGTCGGATGATGCGCCAGTCCAGGAAGAGTTAAACCTGGAAGAGGGCGAACCCGAACAAGCCGCTCAAGACACAGTGGTAGAAGAGGCTGAGGCTGAACAACCGGCCGAAGAACCTGTTGAAGCGGTTGCCCAGGAAACAAACTGGGAAAGCCAATACCGCGATGCGCAACAACACATTGCGCAACTGCAACAAAATGTACGCTCAAACTCCGGTCGAGTCAGCGCGTACCAACAAAAGATTAACCAACTTGAAGCACAGCTCAAGTCGGCCCAAGCAACACCGCAAGCCGAATCCAAAGGGGTTCCGCAGCAGGATGCTCAAAAAATCGCCCGACAAGTGGTAGACACACTGATGTCCGGTGATGAAGAAAAAGCAGCGGCGGCTCTCGCAGATGCGTTGACCCGAGGTGCTGTTGGCACACCACAGACTGTTAATGACGACTATGTGAAGAACATCGTTAATGAGGCTGTTCGTCCGTTTCAAGAAGCTGAGAAATCACGCTACAAGCAAACGCAGGAACAAGCCTTAGACTCCATTCACCCCGATTGGCGTGATACGGCGCGTAGTAGCGAGTTCAAAGCATGGGTATCAGCACAGCCAGACAGTGTGCAAAAACTGGTGCAATCCGATGATGCTGCCGATGCAGCGACATTGCTAACGTATTTCAAGCAATCTCGCCCTCAGCCAGTGGTCACACAACACGCACCGGTTTCCAATGAACGAGTAGCGCAAATCCAAGCGAAACGCGAACGGCAACTGAGCCAGGGTCAAATCCCTGAAACTCGCGGTGGTCGAGCGGTTGGCAGTTCCGCACCGGATGATCCAGAGGCCCTATGGGACTACTTGGAGCGCAATGATCCTGATTACGGCAGAAGGTAATACCAATGGCAAATACTGAATACGGTGATATTTCACCACGTACCGGCGTGTATGCTGAGCGTGAATTGCTCAAACGCGCTATCCCTTTCCTGGTTATCGAGAAGTTCGGTCAAGCAAAAACATTGCCGACCAAAAAATCCGATACCGTTAAATTCCGTCGCTATAGCGCATTGTCACTGGCCACTACGCCATTGACCGAAGGTGTAACACCGACCGCTAAGCAACTGTCAGCAACCGATGTGACCGCAACGGTTAATCAGTACGGTGACTTGGTGACTGTAACTGACAAAATCATGGATACCCATGAGGACCCAGTGTTGCAAGAAGCGGTTGATGTGTTGGGCGAGCAAGCGGCACAAACCATTGAAACCATCCGTTTCAATGTGATCAAAGCCGGTTCAAACGTGCGTTATGCCAACGGCGCAGCACGTAACGCGGTTAACACCACTATTGATCTGGCATTGCAGCGTCAGTGTGTGCGTGACTTGAAACGTCAAAATGCACGTCCATTGACTAAGGTGGTTCGCTCTACCGCGTCTTACGGTACTGAGAACGTAGCACCTGGCTATGTGGCACTGGTTCACCCAGACTTGGAAGGCGACATTCGTGCAATGGCAGGTTTTGTACCGACTGAAAAGTACGGCTCACTGTCTGCTTGGGAATCTGAGATTGGTAAGGTTGAGGACGTTCGTTACGTATCATCTACCATCATCGCGCCCTGGGCAGATGCGGGCGGCGCAGCCGGTTCAATGATCTCAACCACTGGCACCAGTGCAGACGTTTACCCAGTGATCTTCCTGGGCCGTGACGCATTCGGCTTGGTGGCATTGAAAGGTCGCAACTCAATCACCCCAACTATCGTGAACGCAAAGCCTTCGGACTCTGATCCATTAGGTCAGCGTAACCACGCCGGCTGGAAAGCGTACTCAACCGCAGTCATCTTGAATGACGCATGGATGGTACGTGCTGAGGTAGGTGCTACCGACTAATCGAAAGATTAGCTAAACCTGGGGCTGCATCCATACGGGTGCGGCCCCTTTACTTTATAGGACAAGTCCATGAGTGATACTGAAATTGATGTTTCTGATCTGATCGAAGAATCTGAAACCAAGACCGCTCCCGTTGAAGCAAAACCTAAGCGGGGCCGTCAAAAGAAAGAACTTGCGCCAGAAGGCCCAAAGCGTGTGAAAGTCATTTTTCACAACACCAACGAAGACTCAGGACCGATCTTCGCGCAAGTTAATGGCATGGCCATTCAAGTTAAGCGTGAAGAGGAAGTGGAAATCCGCGAAGAACATTTACGTCTGCTTGATCAGTGTATCTACACCAAATACGACGGTAAGAAAAAGACCGGGCAAGTGGATGATAACGGCGATGCCATTATGGAAGACGTTTGGCGAAACGTTAAACGCTTCCCTTATACGCGAGTGTAATTAATGAACTTTCTTGAACTCTGCCAGGCTGTTTCACGCGAAATGGGCGTTAACGAAGTTGCGTCCACAAGCGGCCAAACCGGTGATGCTAAACGTATCGTGGAATGGGTACGCAATGCCTGGCTTGAGATTCAAGGTGCAAGCGCAGAATGGAATTTTCTGTGGAAGCGCGTTGCGTTTCAAACCTCAAGTGGCACCAAACAGTACACCCCATCATCCAGTGATGTGAATGTTTGGGATACCCATTACTTCTCGGTATTCAAAACCAGTGAAGGGGAAGATACCGAAACCGCATTGAGGGTCATGTCACACCGCGACTATAAACGTGAAGACATTGGTGTACCGACCGAATCACGACCAACACACATTATCCTGGTGCCTAATGGCGACATGATTTTGTACCCCACACCGGATGATGCGTACACCGTACAACTGGCGTACTACAAGCATCCAGTGTCATTAAGTGCTGATAGCGATACACCGGCTATTGCTGCCCATTTCCATTCAATGATTGTCGATAAGGCCATTGAATATTACGGCGTGTTTGAAGAAGCACCCAATGTTTATCAAGGCGCAGCATTGCGCTATCAACAGAAATTTAATCGCTTGCTCCGTAGCCAATCTCCCATGATGGCGCAGGGCGAAACACCGTTAGCATAAGGAGCTAATCATGGCTGTAGGTTCATTTACTCTTTATAACAGTGCTAAAAAAGACATTATCGACGGCACAATTGACTTAGATAACGATACGGTCAAAGCCGTGTTGTTAACCACTGACCATGTTCCTGCAGCGACCGATAGCACCTATGCCGACTTGGATAATCAATGCGCAGATGCAGATTACGCGGTGCAAACCCTAGCTAATCCGGTGTTCACCGAAAGCGCAGGTACGGTCAAGTTTGATGCCGATGATGTGAGCTACGGGACAACCGTATCAATTGCCGCACGTTACATTGTGTTAATTAAACAAGCCGGTGGTTCACTGGCAACAACCGACAAACTCATAGGCTACATGGACCTGGATGATACCGGCTATAACGTGCGTTCAACCAACTCTAACTTCATTGTGCGTTGGAACGCTGACGGGCTATTCCAACTGAGCTAATGGCTTACGCAAAACTCGGCAGCGCAACACTCGGCACAACACAGCTTGGGTGGAGCGTTGATCTTACAGGTTACGCCGCATCTCATAGCTATAGCTATCAAAGCGGTGTCCTGGCTATCGGTGTAGAACCGCTCGGTGGTTATGGGTTACTGACGCAGAACGAGTACGCCGCCATCCTGGTGATCGGACAAGAACCGGTCAGTGTTACCGGCTCAGCAACGCTGAGCGGTCAGGTGGCAGATTTAACCATTGGTAATGATTTACCCAATGGTGGTAACGATAGCCTGTCGGTTATCTACCAAGCGGGAACACTGACCATCGGTCAAGAACCGCTCGGTCAAACACAAGCACTCAGTGTTGCGCCAAGTGCAGGAACCATCCATGCCGGTTGGGAAAATACCGGCAGTTACAGCAGCTATGCACAATCAGGTTATGCAGCCGCATTAACCATTGGACAAGAACCGATCTCAACAACCGGGGCATTTACCGCAACCGGTTATGCCGCACAACTTACACACGGACACGATCTGCCGAATGGCGGTCGCTACAGCATGCAATGGCATTACCTACAAGGTGATGTGATTCCGAAGATGCGCGTGTTAAGCGTCATCGAACAAACAAGCAGCGATACACCCTTAGTTGATGTGGTGGATGCTGAGCAAACTGTCACCTTTACCAATGTGACCTCAACCAACAGTCAAACGGTGAGCATGTCGTGAATATCGCGCCAATACGTTTAGGTGGCGGCTTAGATTTAGCCAGTCCATCGACCGCTCTTGACCCAGGGTTACTGGTCGTCGGTGCCAATATCGAATGCAAACGCCAGGGCGGTTATCGCCGTATCTTGGGTTACGAAAAGTTCGATAGCACGGCAGTACCCGGCGAGGGTGACATTCTTGGCGTATGGCTCTATGACAATAAAGTCTATGCGTTCCGTAATGCGACCGGTGGCTTAACCGCAGAAATGCACGAATCCACAGGCTCAGGTTGGACAACGGTAAAAACCGGTCTAGCCCCGGATGGACGGTATGAGTTTGTGAACTATGCGTTTGCAGGTACCGAAAAAATGTACGGCGTATCGGGTGTGCATAAAGCGTTTGAGTGGGATGGAACTACCTGGACGGACATAACCACCGGTGTTGCCAGTGATGTACCCACACACATCATCGCGCATCGCAAACACTTATTCCTGTCATACCAAAAGAGTATTCAAAACTCCGGTATCGGCGACCCGCATACCTGGACCCTGGCGAGCGGTGCGAATGAGCGTGTGATGAATAACTATGTGAGTGGCTTTGCCAAGCTGCCTAACGGAAGCCTGGGTATCTTCTCGGAAACCGAGATTGTGATCCTGGCAGGTACATCAGCTGCCGATTGGACGGCAGAGGAAATGAGTGAATACGGTAACAACGCAGGGGCGGTTGCCGGTTCCATTCAAATGATGGGTTCAACCGTGCGCTTCATGGATAGTCGCGGCGTGACTGATTTAATGGCAAGTCAGAAATCATCGGACTTTGAAGATTCGATTATTTCGATTGCGGTAGACGACTTAGTGAAAGGTAAGTGGCGATCAGTCACCGGCTCAACGGTTGTCCGTGAGAAAAACCAATACCGTTTATTTTTTAACGATGGGACCGGTTTACTATTTGTGTTCAATCACGAAGGCGTACCCATGATTACGCAAATGCGTTTCCCGCATATCGTGAAATGTATCTGTAACGGTGAAGACAATAACGGAATCGAGAAAATCTATTTCGGTTCCGACGACGGTTATATCCGTCAGATGGAAAAGGGTAACAACTTTGATGGCGATAACATCCTGGCTATCGCAGAAACGGGTTACACCAATTTAAAGATGCCCTCACAAATCAAACGCTTTCGCAGACTACGTGCAGACTTGCGAGCAGACGACATTGTAAACCTTGAAGCGCGAGGCAACTTTTACTTCGGTATCGGTGGTCTGCCGCGCAACACATCACAATCCCTGGGACTTGAAGACTCCAGTGCAGTGCTTGGCACAGCGACATTGGGTAGCACTCGCCTGGGCGGTACACCGCTTAATGAAGGTGTTATCGAACTGGAAGGGCGAGGGGATTGGGCGAACTTTCGATTTCTCTCAAATAGCAACAATGAGCCTGTCTGGGAACTGGACGGCATGACTGTTGAATATTTGCCTGGTAAACAACGGAGATAGGCATGGCCGGACCTTATTACACAAACTCTAAAGTCGATAATGTTGACTTCATTGAAGCGCAAGACTTAGAAGATATTGAAACTGGTTTTAGTAATGTCGATTTAGACAAAGCTAATAAAGCGACGCCAGCTACTGCGCATAACGTTGCGACCTTAGACTCAGGTGGTGATCTTGAAGATGGCGGTGTCATCATTATCGATTCAACCGATACGGTTGCCAGTAACGATAACGACACTTCAGTACCAACAACTGCTGCAATCAAAGACTATGTAGACAATCAAGTTGGTGCAAATAACGAGCTATCTGAAATCCTGGGTAACGGCAATACGTCTGGTGCTACCGATATTGTTATTACCGCAGGTCAAAAAATTACCGTTGATACGATTGATGAAACAACAGCCGCAGCCGGTGTAACCATCGATGGGGTAGTCCTGAAAGACGGCGGTGCGACTGTTACCGCAGACGTAAACTTCGGCGACAACGACAAAGCCATCTTTGGTGCAGGAAGTGACCTACAGATTTATCACGATGCTTCTGACAGCATTATAAATGATAACGGTACAGGCTCATTAAAGTTACAAACAGGCGCAAGCACTAAATTAGAAGTCAC